GAAGTTAGTTGTTGTTAGAGCCTTGAGTACGTCTGTGCCCGTATGAGTACCTGTACCGGAGAATGCGGTATCGGCCTCATTGAATAGAGCTTCAGTGCCGGACTGTGAGGTGTAACGAGCCTTCATTGCGAAGATAAGACCTGTGGGGCCTGTCATTGGCTGAACGCCAGCGATATCATAAGCAATTAGAGAAGGCATTGCACGGCGAACTAGTGAAATTAGGATTGGATCCCAATTTGCAATTGCCGAACCTGTTGCGTTGCTTGGAGCTGTCTCTGCGAGAAAAGCTGCGTCCTCTCGCATTGCACGCTCTTGGTTTTCCAGGATTACTGTAGTGACTGCCCGACGATAGCTATCTTTGATCTCGGGAAGATCAGGATGGCCTAGTACTGGCTGCCACTTCTCCTGTAGTTGTTCCGTTTGAAACATTTTTTATTTCTCCCTTTTTGGTGTGTAAAATTATGCTTCCGCTTTTCCACGGAGGTGTGATCGTGAAATAGCGGACATATAAACAGCCATTGCGTCGGAAATTTCTACATCATTTCCTTCTGTGACTGGCGCTGCCGTATCATCACTTGTTTTTGCTTTAGCCTTAGGAAAGTATGACTCTTTGATTGTGGTAACTTTCTCACGAAAGTCTTCCTCGTTCTCATAGACAACGCTTTCAGTTAGACCGGCAAATTTTTCTACTTCTGTATCAGCTAGATCAGAAGCAACGTCGAGTAGAATGTCAGTACGTTTAAGTTCGTCATTGACTTTTGTGAGCTCAACGTTCTGCTCTAGAGCTTCGTTCAACTTGCCTTCAAGTTCAGCAACCTTCTCGGCGGCTGCATCAAGCATATCAAACTGCTCATCAGGAACAGAAATGTTGTTTTCTTCAAATAGACCTTTAAGACCTTTGATGAAGCCTTCTGCGATTTCTGATTTAAGCTTGTGCTCAACAGCAACCTCATTCTTCTTCATCCATTCTTCTACGACATAGTTGAGATAGTCATCGACTTTCTCAGCCATTTCTTCTTGTGCTTCTTCGATTTCAGTTGCAAGTTTCGTTGCATACTTTTCTTCTAGATGAGTTAGTTCTTCTTTGAGTTTCATACGAATAGCTGCTTCAAAAATTGTAGCGGCCTTTTTCTTAAACTCTTCCGAAAGCTCGTCGCCTTCAGTCAAAGCATTAACGTCATCAGAAAGATCCATAGCTGAAACACGATCCTCAATCGACTCTTCCTCTACCACTTCTGCTTCTGGCTCTTCAGCTTCAGCAACAACTTCTACTTCTTCATCTTCCTCGACTTCTTCCATCTTTGCTGATGCATCAGATGGCTTTGTCTTTGGAGGAGATGCTTTAGCAACTTTCTTGCTGGCCTCTTTACCAGGATCAGTAGTAGCATCGGGAGACACAACAGCAGCGCCCATGTCCTGCACTTCGCCTTCTAGCCTACCGCCTTTCTCAGCTGGTGCAGCACCTTTCTTGGGGGCATCTGCAGCTACTTCGTCTAGTTGCACTTCGTCAACGAATGTCTCGTCAGCGATTTGCTCTAGCTCTGTGTTGATATCTGTCATTGTTGGATAACTCCCTGTTATTTCGTAATATTAGTTATTTATCATATTTAAATTTTAGACAAGAAATCTTTAAAAACTTTGACCTGATTTTCAATCATAGCCTCTCTTTTTGCGTATTTCCGATCTAATTCTTTACGATATGACTCAATATCCATTTCTTTGATAATGCCATTGTCCCAGACCCACTCTTTACCTTCCATAACACCTTCTACGAAAGCGTTAGGAGCTGAAGGATCTGCAACGATATCGGCCGCAGTAGCAAGATAAAAATCATCTTTGACTACCTGCATACCACTTTTAGGTTCTAACGAACCCATACCTCTTGATGACACACCAAGCTTGGCACCCTCATCAATAAGATTCTTTACAATTTTCCCGTAAGGTGTATCCATAATTTTTGCTTCACCGATAAAATTATTACCATCTGGATAAAGCTTTGTAATTAGATGTGATACTCTTTCGAGATTTACTGTTGGACCATCTGGATGACCCAATTCACCAAAGGCTCTTTTTTGATTTACATATTCTTTATTGTAACGATTTACTTCGTTTTCCAAAACAGACTTAGGATACATACGCCCATTGCGATTTTTCATCTCTGCCTGCATGAACACACCTTTGATGTGATAATTCTTAGAGCCACTTTTTGAATCTTCAATCAGATACTCTACATTATCAACGTGTTCAGATATTAGTTTCATTACTCTTCCTCTGTTTCAGGTTCTTCTACAGGAGTATCAAATGCTGTACGAGCAACGTCTAACTTTGCGTTGGCCCAAGCATCATCTCGTTTTGCTTGCATGACTGCATCAAATGCGTCATTAGCTTTATTTAAATCACCTGTTGCAACAGCAGTAACAATATCTCTAGTTGTTGCCATAATAACTCTCCTTTATAGTTTATCTAATATTTATAAATAAATGAACTTTAAAAATTATTTTTCTTCTTCGTCATCATCCTCGTAGTCCATTTCGTCATCTTCATAATCTGGTTCCTGTGAATTACCAGGATCACCAAATCCACCATCCGGACCACCCATGTTCATACCAGCTTCTTGGTCAACCTCGCCAGCAGCCTTTTCTTGTTCAATCTGTTTATCAATAGTATCAATCTCATCTTGAGTTTGTTTTAGAATATTTTTTCGTACCCATTCTACCGAGAAATAAGTACCAACATACTCTGTGATTGTGTTCAATTGATTAATTCTTGAATCTAAAAGTTCTGCATCTTTGAGTTCAAAGAAATGATTATCATCGTTAAAATCATAAATGATATTTTCTTTGATTTCGTCCCAATCTTCTGGTGTAATAATACCTTTTAATACACATTGAGTTTTGAGAATATCTTGAAAAAGAATAGAAAATCTTTTTCGTAGACGTTGAATAAACTTGGTAAATTTAATTTCATCTCGTGTAATTTCTGCGGATCGACCCATATTAAATCCTGAGTCGGACATTAAACGAGAGATTGGAATGTTTAAAGAGCGATAAAGTTTTTCTTGAAAATACTTTACGTCTTCCATTTCACCAAGGTTCTGACCACCTGGAAGAGTTGTGATTTCTGTACCACGTCCTCCTTCTCGTCTTGGTAGCCAAAAATCTTCTAGCATTGACATTTGGTTACGGTCATCTTTTACTTCTCCCGTAGAACCATCATACACAACCTTATTGCGATAACGACTCATCACATCTTTGAGATAAGCCTCTGCCTTTGGTTTTGGTAGATTGCCAACATCAATGTAAAAAATACGTCTTTCTGGAGCTCGACTGATGCGATAGATGACTGTAGCATCTTCCATCATTCGAAGTTGATTTACAGGTTTAATTGCTTTATGTAAGTAACCATAAACCTGTTTTGTTGTGGGATTAAAAATACCCGATGTAGCATAACTGATACTGTCCGGAGAAACTTTAAGTCCTTGAGAACTTTTTTGTCCAGAGTTACCAATACTTGTAACACCAGGATATACACCTGCCTCGTTATAAATAAAAAATTCTTGTACTTGTTTTACAAGAGAAACACCATCAGCTTTTTCTCCACGATCTTTTTCTACTAAACGAACTTTTTTAATAAACTTTGGATCGATGTAGCGAAGTTCTGTAATACCTTTTCTTGATTGTCTTTCGTCAATCATTTTGTGGTAAAACAAACGACCGTCAATATACCATCGTCGAAAAATATCGTGACCACGATGTTTCCATTCTAACAATCGTAGAACTTCATCAAACTCTGATAGGATTTTCTTTTTGATTGGTGAAGAAAGATTCACCATGTCGAGATCAAGTTTTACGGAACAGTCTGTTTCATCTGCCGTAACTGCTTCATTGACAATATCTTCAATTGCTTGATCGCACTCTGGAGACTCTGCCGTTGTACGATACTTACGAATAAGGTCCCAATCGTTTTTTGCTGCCTTGTCTAAATTGACATACTGACTAAAAAAGCCAGCACCACCAGCAATGTCTAGTGTACCTTCTTCGTCGGAAGGGGCGACAAAGGACTGAGCCTTTGCCGCCTCTTTCTTCCTCTTTATTTCATATCCAAATAATTCTGCCATATAACTATTTATACAAATAGAATGGCATTATATTTAGACTGTGCCACCGCCTCCAGATGAAGTCATGTAGTTGAATCGCCATGTAACACCAAACTCCTCAATAGCATCGTTTGTGTCATATGCCAAATCAATTGCATCAACTGTCTGAGGCCAAATTTGGAATAAAGTATATGTGTTGATTGTACCTTCGTTACGATCTAATTGACGCACAATAGCTTCACCATAATAGGCTTCTGGTGATGTTGCACCAGTAGTATCAGAACCCATGTTCTGAATTAGGTTAGACCATTGCTCAAGTTGAGCACGAAGTGTCCATGCAGCATCAGAGAATACTGTTACAGTCCACGCATCAAATGTGCGATCACCTGCAACGTAAATCTGACGACCACGATAAGGAACAGCTACTTCACCAATTGTTTGTGCTGGAATCTGAGCTCCTTTGCAAAGGAAAGAGAATAATTCTGCACCTACAAAAGGACCACCGACAATACTTACTTCAAATTGATTAGCACGAGCACCACCACCGGCGAGTTTTTGAACAAACGTATTTAAATTAGCCATTATTCAATACCCCCTTATGCCCGACCAACTACTTCAGCGAAATCAACACCAGTTCGTGTTGCGATGAAGGTTAGTGTAATGAAGTTAATTGATCTTGCTGGTTTGATGTAGAAATCAGCACGGAACTCATTGTTGTCAATGACTTGACCTGTATTGTTTGTTTCGTCACAAACAACGAGGTAATCAATGATACCGCGGCGAGACTGAACATCACGCAGATAAGGATCAACCATTGCTTTGAAGCTATCACGAGTAAACTGATCGTTGAACTCAAAGAGAACAGATCGAGCAGCAACTTTGATTGCTTCTTCGATTGTAAGGAACAATCGACGAACGTTAATACGACTAAATGCACTGTTACGAGATAGTCCAGTCTTATCACCGAAGAGCATTGTACCCTCTCCTGGGAAAGCTGTTACTGGATTAATTCGTGCACGATAAAGTGTATCACGTTCTGTCTGTGTTGGATTGAGAGCTAGTGCAATTGAACCTCGAATCTGTCCACGAGTAACACCAGCTGGCGACCACCATGGATCTTCTAGATAATCAGTTCTAGCACAAGTGCCTGCAATGTGTCCATTTAATGGCACCCAACGATATACATCATTGTATTTGTCATACTGTTTGGTATAACCAGAATCAAATACTGTGTATGAAGAACTTCCAATTGAATCAAAGAAAGCTTTAACGTTAGAAGTTTGTGCATAAGAACGTGAGATATTTACAACGTCACTCTTATCTGGCGAAATAAATCCGACACAATCTTTACGTTTTTCGACAAGATCAGTCATAAAGACAGCGTGAGTAATACCACCACCATTGTCCACTGTAGCAGGACCAGAAATAAGAAGATTTACATCTTGAATATCTGGATCTGAAAAGTGTGTACTGTATGCAAGTTGACGTTGACCTTCTGTAGGAGCTGTAGAACTACCAACACCTTGAGTTAAAGAAGAAGCCTCAATTGCATTTGTTGGTGTAGCAAACGTTGTACCAGCAGCGGTTGAACCCCAGTTCGTCGCAGCTGCAGGATGATCCATCCAGAAAATATAATCAGACTGATTATAAATTACATCTGGGTAGTAGTTTGCATTACCTTCATCAGTAAGACCGTCTGAAGCTTTTGAAAGAGCTTCATATTTTTCAAGAACTTCGTTCTCAACACCACTAATACCTGCATCTTCATCAACAATAATGATGTGGAGTTCATCACCAGAACCACCACGATCTGTTGCATACTGCGAAGTGCCAGGAGCACGTGTAAATTGATCGGCCCATCGCCACTCACGGTCAACGTTCTCACCACCAGATAGTGCTGAGGCAAGACCAGTTGCTGTTGTGGTAGGATAACGAACAATTGTAATATCGTTTGTTGCAACATTTGTTACACGATAACGTTGGCCGTCTACTTCTTGAAAATAAACAATATCACCAACATTAAATCCTGTACCAGAAGTTAGTGTAATTGTTGTTTCGCCTGCTGATTCTGCACCTGCAACTGTTGTCTTTGCTGATTCAGAAAATCCTGCAGCGGTATTACACATCTCGACACGAAGGCTGTTACCCCATTCGCCGGCAGAACGTGCTGCCCATTCACCAACACTGGCGGAACCATCAGTGTATGGACCTGTAGATCCATCACCATCTGTGTAGTGATTGTTGTTTTTAATTAAAATAGGAGTTCCTGAAACGCAAGCATTTACTGCGCCAGTTGTCTCAATTCTAACAACTTTAAGGGTATTACTATACATCAAGAAAGATGCAGCACTATACCAATATTGATGGTTAGTAGTATTTGGTTTACCAAAAATATTTACTAATTGCTGTTCGCTCTGAATTGTTACAACTTGATCCATTGGACCCCTTTCAGAGATAATAGCAATACCGCCGATACTGGTAGGTTCATTCCTGACTGAAGTAGTCAGGTCTTTCTCTTTAATAGCAATACCAGGTGAAACTAGATCAACCATTTTTACTATTTCTCCTTGGTTATGACATTAATAATAATATAGATGTTTCAATTTTTTATATAAGTTATTTATGAAAATGAATTTTTACAAACACACGTTTTTGTTTTATAAATAATCTAGATGACTAAACAAAACACACAACTGCGTGATGCTGGAAGGAAACGATGGTTATTGAATAGTTTTAAAGACTATCAATGTCAATGCGGAGAGGCAGAATTAGTATGTCTCGAATGGTATCCTTACCATAAAAAAATAAAAAGTTTAGTACTGAGACATGGCGCTAAGACTGAACAACGCAAACAAGCAATAGACCTGATAGAGAAAAGCACACCTCTTTGCCATAACTGTGCTGCTAGATATAGAAACGACTTGGGCCCAGGT